GGTTCGGAACACTTGGGATAAGATTGCGTGCTACCATTTGTCACTTTGGCACGCAAAGCTCTTGATACCGCAACTGAAGTGCGTTAACGGTGCTTTGCGATGCCAATAAGAGACTTCAGCGACGAGGAGCTAGGATTCCTCTACCGCTTGCCGAATGGGACTCTCCGGGGACTCAAGAGCAAAGGGTGTGACCCAACCGACGCAAGAAGCGTGGTCGCGGCGATCAGGAAATCCACGCGGAAGCCTGATCAATGGCGGGAGTTCTTTGAGGGCGAAGACGAGACATCGCACGAATACTGGAAGAAAGAGGAGACGCGAGAGAAGGTCAAGAAGCTCCAGTTGTCGAACTCTCTGGCAGAGGGTGAGCAATACAAGCGCGAGGACGTTGACGCGGCGAAGATGGCGCTAGGCAGCGCGTTCAAGCTTTCGCTCATGGAGGCGAAGGCAACCCTGCCGCCGCAACTAACCGGACTCACCGAAGCTGAGATCGAGAAGGTGCTGGACGACGTTTTCCGCAATACGCTTCAGAATATGAGCGACCTGCAATCCCAGCTTTGGACCCAAATCAGAGACAAATATGCAAGAAGCGACGACAATGGACCGGATACTGAGCAAGGCGGCAGCGGGGATGCGGCCAAACCCGGATCAAACCGTAAGCCAGTGGTGCCACGAAAACGTAAGGCTGGTGCAGGGTCTGGCCCCGAATCTTGACATCGATCTCGCGCCCCACATGAGGGAGGCGCTGGATGCGGCGGGCGACAACGCCATCCGCAAGCTGCATTACATGTGGCCACCCGGCAGCGGGAAGACCACGGCCATCGAGGGCATGATCCAGTGGCGGATCGTGGTCTCGCCATCGAACGTGCTGCTGGTCGGGCAGAAGGATGAGACGGCGGGACTATGGGCGGAAACCCGGTTGCACCCCTCGTTCAAGAAGTCAGATGTGATGCGCCCGTTCATGCCTGAGAACCGGCATCAGAACCGAAAGACCACGGTGGTTTTCCCGCACGGCATCTACTTGGACATCTGTGGCCCATCGATGACGAACTTGCAGGAGAAGTCGATGCCGTGGGTGATTCTGGAGGAGGCGTGGCAGCTATCCGACAACTACCCTGGCCGAATGAAGGAAGCGGAGGCGCGGACGCACGACAAATGGAACAGCAAGGTCTTCTATATTGGCCAAGGCGGAAACTCTCACGCAGAAGGGGCTGCTGATGACAATGACTCCGAGACGGATCTTTACCGGGAATGGAAGAAGACCGACCAGAGGGAATTTCACTTTGAGTGCGCCTCTTGCTCGACAGTCCAGAAATACTTCTGGAATCAGCTCAAGTGGGAAAAGCAGACTCTGCCAGATGGGTCCATTGACTGGGACAAGACGGCGGAGACGATCTACTACCAATGCTCCAATCAGGACTGTAAGGCGGAATACAAGGACACATCGGTCCAGCGGAGGAAGCTCGCAAAGACCGGTCGATACATCGCAACCAACCAGCATTCAGTCAAAGGGCATGTCGGATTCCATTGCAACGTCCTAGCGATCTGGCGAATCCCGTGGCTGAAAGCTGTGATGGAATGGGAGGAGGCGCAGGACGCCAAGGCGCGAGGCGATCTATCGCTGCTTCAAATCTTCGTGAAGAAGCGACTCGCGGAGTTCTGGAAGCCATCGCAGTTCGACCCGCCTGCCGAGTTGATTTCAGGTGGCTATAAGATCGAGGACTACGCGGACGGGAAACTGATCGACAACGAGGCTGACCGCTGCATGTGCATGGACGTTCAGCAGAACTCGCTTTGGTTCACGATTCGGGCTTGCGACTCCGAGGGTAACTCAAAGCAGTTGAATTGCGGGCAGCTTCTGACCTTTGAGGAGGCAGAGGAAATGAGGCAGCGTTACCAGGTGCGCGAGAGGTGCGTCTTGGTCGATGCTCAGTATCGGCGCGACTACGTTTACCAGCAATGCTCCAAATTCGGGTGGACCGCTTACCACGGCGTCCAGCAGGACAGCTTCCCGATCCCTACGGCGGGCGGAATCGTCAAGGCACCCTACTCGCGGATTCAGTCAGGACAGTCCGGGGGCGGGTTGAAAATGTCATTCCTGAACCTCTGCGTGAACCCGATCAAGGATGTTCTGGCGGAACTTCGGGCTGGAAGGCTGGGTCGATGGGAGTTCCCGGACGATGTTTGCCCCGACTTCAAGCAGCACATGAATGCCGAACGGAAGGTTTCGATTGTCGCAGGGCGTGATAATCGGCAGGTGCAAATCTGGCAGCGGATCGGCAAGAAGGACAATCACCTCCTGGACACTGAAATGGCGGCGACCGGGTTTATGATGATGCGGGGGCACGTAAAGGCACGAGAGTAAATTTCCGCTCTTGCAATCCACTTGCAAGTGTAATTGACTTGCGGCATGGCCGACATCGTCAAGCTGGCGCAGGTTTTCTATGATCGCGCATACGGGGACGCGGAGCGCACTGCTGCGCTCAAAACCCATTACGACACGCTTGCTGATGCCATCCTCTCGGGCGCAACGAGCGGCTCCATCGTGACGGGCGGAAAGAATGGCGCGAACTACACCACCAGGATCGACACCACGACCACTGATCGGCTTCACGCCATGGATCTTGCCGTTAGGGGGCTGAACAATGGAGTCCGACCCGGTAGAACCTATCACGCACGATTTTTCGTATGATCGTTGACTCAAAAGGAAACCCCGTCTCGTCCTTCAGGAGGTTCTCTCACGGGAGCGAGTCGCATTCAAACATGCGGCCATGGGAGCCGCAGCGGCTTGACGACATCCAGAAGCTGATCACCCCATACGACAGGGCGACCCTTGTCTCGGCATCCCGCCTGGTGCTGGAGAACTTCGGCCCGGTAAAGGGTGCCATCCGTGAGATCGCGATGCTTTCAGTTGGCGATGCATGGAAGCCACGAAGCTCTTCCTTGTCGGAGCGATGGAGGAAAAAGGCAGAGCGGGTGATCCGCGAAGAATTTTGCCCGATTGCCGACATTCGCGGTGGTGGGCGCAGCTTCACCGACATCCTTTACCACGCCTCGATCTTGCTGGATCGGGATGGTGAAATCTTCATTCTGCTAACGGAACACGACAGCGGCTTCCCCGCCCTGCAAGTGGTGCCATCCCACCGCATCCGCTCAAATTACCTCGGCGGCGGGGCGCTTCCTCAAGAAAGCGTCGTCGATGGCCCATACAAGGGCGCATACATCCATGACGGAGTGATCACGAACAAGCGCGGCACTGTGATTGCCTATCGCTACATGGAGGACGACAAGATTAGCTTCCGCGACATTTCCGTGTCGTCGATGATCCACTGTTTCGAGTCGGACTACCCAGAAAGCAAGCGTGGATACCCTTCGATTGCCCACGGTTTGAATGACGCCCGCGATTCGATGCAATCTCACGAATGGGAGCGGCTGAACATGCTTATTCGCTCGTCCATCGCGCTGATCGAGTCCAACGAGAGCGGCACTCCAGATGACGGGATGCCGGGAAATCATTTCACGGGAGCGTTGGAGACTGACGAAGAGCGAGCGACCACGGTTCGCTACATGGAGGGAGGGGCAGTAAAGCACTTCAGGGCTGGAACGGGCAGCAAGATTGAATTGTTGAAGCACGAAAACCCTGGGGACATGTGGTCTGACTACAATGACCGCATGGTGAAAATGATTCTGTCTGGAATCCCTTGGCCGGATTACAACTGGAAGTCGAAAGGGCAGGGGACAGCCGAGCGCAATGCCATCGAAATGGCCCGCCGCACCATCAAGGACAGGCAGGGTTCGCTGCGTGTTTTGGCTCGCCGGTGCATCGGCTACGCCACCCAAAAGCTCAAGAATCTAGGAAGAATCGGAGAGTCCGAGGATTGGTGGAGATGGGAGTTCAACATGCCGCCGGTCCTCACGATTGACGATGGCCGGATGTCCAAAGCTCAAGTTGAGCTTTGGAGGGCTGGTCTTATTTCGGACGAGGACATCCTTTCCGACATGGGCAAGGACAGCGAAGACTACTGGCCCCGCAAGTTCGACAACGCGGTCAAGAAAGAGCAGGCGTTTGAGGCCGCGCAAGAGCGGGGCAGCGTCACGCTCGACCCGAGATACAAGGGCATGTTCACCCCCAATGACATGAACGCGCCGCAGCAAGATCGCCCAATGGAAGAGATGGACCCAACCGAAGACGACGAATACCAAGAGGAAGATGCCTGAGGAAAATTACCCAACCGAAGGCATGATTGCCGAGGCGAAGCGTGGTCTTGAATGGCGGCGTGAATATGGACGCGGCGGCACCGGGATCGGCGTAGCCCGAGCTAGGGACATCTCCCGTCGCGCCAATCTCTCTGACGACACAGTCCGCAGAATGCACAGCTACTTCTCACGCCATGAAGTGGACAAGAAGGGGCAGGGCTTTTCGCCAGGCGAAGACGGCTACCCATCCGCTGGTCGCATCGCGTGGGCGCTGTGGGGCGGTGATCCAGGGCAAACATGGGCGGCTGCTTGGGTGCGCCGAAACGAATCTGACAACTCAACAAATGGAACGACTATGAATCTGATCCAGATCGAAAACAGGACCGGAAAAGTGAAGCTGAACGACGCGGTCACGCCGTGGAGTTCCGACGACTTGATCGGTGACATCGACAGGCTCTACGGGGCAAAAGCAGTGGCGGAAAACCTTCGCGTTGGCGAGTTCACAGCGAAGGCTGACGACGCGCTGGAAACGCTGGAGATCGAGATCAACAGCCCAGGCGGCAGCGTCCTCGATGGATACCGGGTTTACCATTCGCTCATGGGGATGCGTGAACGCGGCGTCAAGGTTATCGCCACCGGCAACGGCATTGTCGCCAGCATGGCCTCCGTGATCTTCATGGCGGCAGATGAACGGCGAATCACACAAGGCTCGCGGATCATGATCCACGAAGCCCAGCAGGCGGTCGCTGGCGACTCCTCTGACCACGCCCGAGCCGCAAAGATCCTCGACGAAATGAGCGACGAGATCGCTGGTATTTACGCAGGTGTGACCGGCGCATCTAAAGACGAAATGCGCGAGCTGATGAAGAAGGAAACGTGGATGGGCGCAGCGGAAGCGGTTGAGCGCAAGTTTGCCGATTCCATCGTCGGAAAATCCTCGATTGACAAAAACGCAAATAAATTGCAAAAGCAAAGCACTAACGAAATGAGCATCCTCGACCGACTACTTCCCAACGGCGAGCTTCAAGCGAAGCTCGACTTTGCCAACGGCGAGCTTATCGCCAAGGATACCGAAATCCAAAGCCTGACCGCGAAGCTAACCGAAGCAGATCATCTGCTCGCTTCTGCGGTTGAGGAGGTTGAAGAGTTCAAGGCTAAAGCAGAAAGCTCCGAGTCTCTCTGCAAGGCTGAAGCCGATGCCCACAATGAAACCAAGAAGGCACTTGAGTGCGCGAAAGCGCCCGAGTCCGTCATCAAGGCCATCGAGTCCGCAGTTGAAGACGAGGAAAGCGAAGACTGCCCGATCAAGGAAGCGGTCAACAAGCTGGTCACCAACCGCATCGTGGCATCCGGCCATCCTCCTCTGGATATTCAAAAGGCAGAGAAAGAGGAAGCCAAGGCGGTCACTATTTCCCGCTCTTCCTTCAACAACCTTTCGCACCCGAAACGAAACGCCTTCATCCGCGAAGGTGGAAAAATCACCGACTAACCAACTCTCACTATAGACCATTATGGCAAACGACATTTCACTCACCGGACTCACTGAAGTCCTCTATCAGGCCCGCGACATCGTCGCTCAAGAGCCAACTGGCTTCGCCCAAGGCGTCATTGTCAACGGCGGATCTGAAGGCGTATCCGCTGGCGGCACCGTCATCTCGATGCGGACCACCGAGCCGACGCTGGAGACCACCTACGCCCCAGCAATGGTGCCGCCTGATGCCGCTGACATCACGACCACCGCTGAAACCCTGGCGCTTTCGCTCTTTGCTGGCGCAAGCATCCCGCTCAAGGGCGAGCAGTGGGCGCAGCTTGCGAACACCGTGGGCGCTGAAGCTGCCTTGCAGTCTCTCTACGCTCAGGCTATCCGCAAGATGGTCAACCAGATCGAAACCACCATCGCAACGGTTGCCTACCAGAACTCCAGCCGCGCCGTTGGAACCGCTGGAACCACGCCATTCGGCTCCAACTTTGAAGTCCTTTCGGACCTCTACCGCATCCTTGAAGACAACGGCACCCCGATGTCCGATGGTATGCTGTCCTGCGTGCTGAACACCGCCGCGAGCGCCAACCTCCGCAAGCGTTCGACTCTCACCAACGTGGGTGACGCTGGCACGGATGCCACCCTTCGCCGGGGTGAGCTGCTCAACCTGTTCAACATGTCGATCCGCTCCAGCGCGGGTGTTCAGTCCCACACCAAGGGCACCGGCACCGGCTACCTGATCAACAACGGCAACGTGGCGGTCGGATCGACCACCCTGACGGTTGACGGCGGCACGGCTGGCGGAACCGGCATCAAGGCTGGCGATGTGATCACCGTGGCCGACGATCCGAGCGCAGGAGCCTACGTCGTCAAGACTGGTCTCACCACCGCCTCTGGTAGCTTGGTGATCAACCAGCCAGGATTGCGCGGGCTTATCGTCAACGACAAGGCCGTCACCGTTGGCGACAGCTACACCGCAAACCTCGCGTTCCACAAGAATGCCATCGAGCTTGCGATGCGCCCGCCCGCCCAGCCACCCGGTGGCGATGCTGGCGAGGAGATCGCCACGCTGTTCGACGAGCGCACCGGCCTCTCGTTCTCCGCTCGCCTCTACAAGGGCTACGGCATGAGCCAGATCAAGCTGATGTCCTTCTACGGCGTCAAGGCTTGGAAGCCTGAGTTCATCGCCACCCTTCGCGGCTAAGTTTTTCTTGGTGTGTTCATGGTAGGGGGCCGGGGAGAAATCCTCGGCCCCTTAGCTTTGCAACCAATTTGCGTTTGCAATCCAAGTGCGTATTGTCTATTAGCAAGGCATGTCAGCTCTGGATGCCTTCATGCGAACCTCTTCTGCTATTGCAGACCCAGTGATGGGTGAGGATACGCTTGTGCTGGACACTGGCATTTCCTTCAAGGGCGTCTGGTCCGGGGTTGCCTCGATGACTCAAGCGGAAGATGGCGGGCCGATGCTCGATGTCGATGCTTCGATCTGCGGAACCCTTGGAACAGGCATCACCCGTCAGCAGCTTTTGGGTAAGACCGGCACAGCAAAGAGCGAGCGATTCCGTATCGTGAATGCTGATATTGGGGAAGTCTTCACGACGATCTTCTTGGTTCACGCATCCCAGTTTGCGAAGCGATGATTGCGTTTAACGTCAAAAAGCTGGAGAAGAGAATTGCGGCGTTCCACAAGAACGTCGCGGAAACTCTGCCGCAGGATATGGCGCTGACTGCAAAGCGGGCGTGCTTTTACGCGATGGAATACACGCTTCCGGTTTCATCGAAAGCTAAACCTTGGCCAATGGAGCCGATGCTTCAGCGAATCGAGGATGACGTAAAAAAAGCATACCCTTCAACCGAAGACCCAAGGTGGGGGGCGAGCGCCTATCAGCTCATCAAGACGGCATACAACGAGGACAAGGCGAAAGAGTTCATGTCAGCCTACATGGGCAAGCCCCGGGCTTTGTCCAAGCTGGGCGTCGATGCCAGCGATGAGCAGGCAGCGAAATACGAGGCCATCCCTGATCCCAAGATCATGGTCAGCAAGATGCGGAAGCTACCCAAGAAGACCAGCAACGAAGCTTACAAGACCCTTCGTGACAAGCACACCATCCGCCGTCGCAACACTCTCCGGCTTGCCGCTGACACGCCTCCGCTGGCTCTTGTTGAGAGCGGGAGGCGAAGCGCCTTCATCGAGCGCCAGAAGAAAAGGGCGGGTCTAGCCAAGGCAAGCTGGTATGCCGCCTTCTCCAAACTGATGACAAAAGGGGGGCAGCGGAACTACACCAAGGCCAAGTCCGAAGAAGGTCGCTTCGTGTGGCCGAAAGAATGCCGCCGCCTTCAGAACCTTTTCGGCGCAGGAATCGGCAATGCTTTCGTCTCGACGACCGGAACTTACGGTCGCGCTGAAATCTCATCCTCCATCCGCTACATCGAAGAAGCATTCGGGCGCACTCAGCAGAATGCCGTCATCAAGCAAACGAAGAACGCCATGAGGATCATCTTTGAGCTTCGTTACAAGAACCGCAAGAACCTGGAGGTAATGCTAAAAGTCGCATGACTATTACTGATCGCATCGCCACGGCTCTCGTTGAAGTGATCGGCAGCATCACGCTACCGGGCGATCCCGTTGTGACCAGCCAGATCGAGCTTTCGGAGAACGAAGAAGAGAATGTCAGGATCATCGTCGCGGCATCGACAGCAAACCTGCGCTCGCCGCTTCTACCTGGCATCTACGATGTGATCGGTGAAGTTACCGTTTTCAAGACCATTGACCAGCAAACTGACGGAAGCGAAGACTTGAAAGCGGATTTCAGAACGCTTTGCGATGCGCTCGAGGAAATCATCGGTGAGAAATACACCATGAAGACCTTGCTCTCTTCTGCTGACACCAAGCTCAATGTCTATTCGTGGACCCTGACCGGGCAAGAATCTTTCATGCAATCTCGCGCAATGGGCGCAAAATTCACTTGGACGGCATTCGTCCGACAAGATCCTCACAATCCCAACTGACCAAAATTATGCCTGCTACCGTTATCGGAACAATCAACTTCGGCCTCACCGCTGAAACCGGGCTTTTCGCAGAGTCCGTCAGCTTCGACCCCACCGTCCAGGAACGCTACATCGCGGATGCTGACGGAGATCACGTTGCTGGCGCTCTTTTCGGAGCTTCCGCAACCTTCTCGATTGAAGGCGCGTTCTCCACCGCTGGCTCCCCTACGTGGACGCTCGGCAGTCAGCTCACCATTGCCAACGCCCCGACATGGTCCGCATTCTTCTCAACCTACAGCAGCGGGGGACGGGTAATCCTGACTAGCGCCAGCGTGGGTAAGGGCAATGAAACGGAAGAGCGCAGAACACTCGGTGGTGTGTTCAAGCCGTTCATGACTGCTTCCTAATCCTCACAACCAATAATATAATAAAATGTCATCCTTCATCCACGGGACGAACACTTCGGATATTCGCCTTGTTTCCGCACTCACGGCAATGGGCGTGCCTTGCGATGAGAATCAAGCAACGGTTGCCGCTGGCGATGTTCGCTTGTGGCGGATTGGCGAAGTGTCGAACTGCGGGAAATACAAGACCGCAGAACTCATCATCTTCTGGCGGGATTCTCAGTTTCACGTTCGCAACCCGAATCACCCGTTCGCCTACGTGAAGGCGGCATTGTGGAACCACAAGATGATTGTGGAAGCGGTAAAGAAGGATCGACAGCTCGTCATGATCCGCAAGGGCGACTCCATCGCCTTCCTTCACCCGGACTGCTCATCGGAGACGGAGCGGAAGATTCTCAGCCAATTCAACCAATAATAATATGACCCGACAAGACGCACTTGGAGAAGCGATCCTCCGCGAACCACACCCCGTTTACGGCAAGCTGACCTACGGTCGCTTCACTCGTATCCAGAACCTTACCCGCGAGCTTCCAGAGGACGACTCGGCGCTCGCCAATGGCATCGCCTGGGTAATCTGCACCCGCGACAGGAACGATCCAAAGCTGGTAGCCGCCCTTGCCGCCCCAGACCCGCGTGAAGCCCTCCGCGACATTTTCGAGGAGGGAATGCACGCAACCGAAGCCCAGCCGTTCCTAGCGTGGTTCAACGCTGAAATTGGAGCCGTTGACGCAGCATCGACCACCGCCAAGGAAGACACCACGCCGGGAAAGTAAGAAGAAGGCCATCGACATGCTACCCTCACTTTCTAGCCACATGGTGCCACCAACTGTATCTCGCCAATGGGATTCAGCGGGACGAGGCATTGTGGGGAATATCGATGTCGGAAGGATTCCAACTGATTCACGCCTTCCTCGTTTTCGAGGGCATCCCGCGCAAGTGGACGAACCCTCAGTTTGGCGAGATGGACCTCGACCTTCAGAACTGGCGGGAGCGAGTGAAATCAATAGATGACGACCCTGAAGACGACGACGAAACTCTAGCAATCTGACACCATGGCCGCAGATGTAAGCATTACGATGGAAGCCCAGAACAAGGGCGTGATTCAAGCGATGGATCAGGTCGGTAAGAAAGCCGATCAACTCAATCGCAAGACTCAGGCTATGGGCGGCGGGAGGCGCGGTCAAGGCGGTCAGCGCCAGAGTGGATACACGTCAGGAATGGGTGTCCTTGAAGTCTCGCGTGCCATTGAAGATGCTCAGTATGGCATTCGTGGGGTGCTGAACAACATCCCTGGCATGATTCAGTCCTTCGGAGGCAGCATGGGCCTAGCGGGCGTCGTTTCGATTGCTGCGGTCGCGTTAACTGTATTTGGGAAGGCTTTGCTAAATGCCGCTTCAGGCATGGATACCGCGGCCGAAAAGGCTGCGTATCTTGAAGCCAGAACCAAGAAGATGGCGGAAGGATTTTCCGCCATGAAAAAAAAGATGGCGGCAGACGATCTGGCTAAACAAATTTCTGATGCCACGAAGTCCGCTGAAAAATGGGTTGGGACATTTCTGCAATTTACTCCAGACCCTCAAAGCCAATTCGGCATCAATGACGCACTCATAGAGAGAACCAGAAGCGCCACGGACAGGATGGCGGAATTGAACGAGGAACTCGTCAAGATGCAAGGAGGGGTTGGCGGGGGTAATCCCATCGACATGGAAATGACGCGAGCGGCAGAAGACGCAGCGCGTGCGGCGGATTTACTAGGGGGGCTTGAGGAGCGGGAGGGCATTATTAGCGGGATGCTCGGAGAAGACGGGGTAAGCCAAATCCAAAGAATCACAGATGAGATAGGGGATTTAAACCGCGCAATCATTTCCACGGAAGGTAAAATATCAGGATCGGAAGCTGCACTAAAGTCCCTAGAAGAGCAAACCGGATCACTTGGAACAGCAGTCAAAGACTCCCTGATTAAGACTTTCACAAATTACGCCCCAAGATTGCTTTTCGGGCGCAGCTCTATTATCAACGAAGACGGCACAGTAAAAAATCCGATACAATCCCTTGCGGGAAAGCTTGATCTGAAAAAAACGGACGAGCTGGCTTCCTTGGAAGTGCAAAAAAAAGAACTGGCAAATCTTCAGCACAAGCTAGAAAAGACCAAGGCGCTAACGGCTCAGATCGGACAACAAAAAGAACTCCAAGAGAAAGCACTCAAGGATACGCAGGCTGACATCGATGCAGCGAAAGCGCGTCTTGAAGCAGCGCAGGCAGAACTCGCAACTCAGAAAGCCTTGCTCGAAAAGCGCAAGGAGATCGAGGCCGCAAAGCTACAGGCCAACATCAAATCAAACCTAGAAGGATTCGGAGTGAGCGCATCCGACATGCTATCCTCTTCCGGCAGAATCGGCGGCAGCGTCAGTGAATACAACAGCGCAGTGGCTACCGTGAACTACCAGCGGGAAACGCTGAAGGCACTTAAGGACATCGCTCGCAACACCCGCTCGAAAAAGCCAGCAACCTACAACTAATATGGCTCGCACTACATTCGGAATCACCACCACGGCAATCACTTGGGAGAAAACCAAGTCGGAGATCAGCGTCAATGAGACGGGGATGGCTGAGATCAGCGTTGAGGGTGCCGTGAACTCAACCGGCATTGGGCTTGAGGCCGCGCTCGATCTGGTCCCATCAACATTGCCGTCATCGTTTTCCGGCCCTCTTGGCGCGACATCGAAATACTCAGGCGCGAAGATTTCAACCAAGTCAGCATCCTACGAGGACGGAACTTGGCAGGTCAGAGCTACCTACAATAAGGGAGGCGCTCTCACCTTTAACTTTGATGAGGACGAAACCCAGCGTGCTGACGAGGATCGATACGAGCGCAGGATCGTGGTTAGCGAAGAGCCGATAATGACACACCCGGTTGCTATGCTGTTTCCCATCAAGGAGAAAAACAAGCTGGCGAACCTGCTTTCAGGGAACATTGAGCCGAACCTTAATTACGACCCTGATGTAGAGGCCAACAATAAGGAATTTGTCACCATCAATGCCGCAACCGGCGAGATGGATGTTGAGGTCCAGTTTGCTAGCGAGGAAGTCACAAGTGATGGTGTAACGGCATCTCCGCTTGATTACGCAAGATTGATCAAGGCTGGAATCATCACATACCAGCGCAAGACTGTTCGCCACTCGCGCTCGGTTTCTCGAAACAACCCTGCTACAAACGCGGATTACAAGCAGGTCGGAACCATCGTTTCATCACCCCCAGGCGCACCAAATCTAGCGTCTGGATACCAATGGATGCTGACTGGAATTATTGACACCTCTTCCAACAATGAAAGCTGGAGTACGAGCTATGAATACGAAGCGTCTGGAGCTGGCGGATTCCTTGGAGTAATCTACAAGGGAGGAAATCAAACGACGGACCCCGAATAATATGGCAAACAGCTTCACTAGACCACCCCGCGTAGTCGGAGGCAACAAGCAGGCGATTTCCGCTAAGGATTTCAATGCGCTTTCTCGCGCCATTGAAGAACTTCAAAACACAATCCGCCCGCTTCCTAAATCAAACCGCAGAAGCGTCTCTTCGCCACTCCAATTCAAAATCTACGGCGTCCGCTACGATACCGAAGATGAGAAGTGGTATTGCAAAGTCCGCCCTGGATGGGTCCGCAGCCGCAACCCTGACTCCGACGCGACGGAGCCGATCAAAGACTGGATGCCGACCGTTGGCGACCCTGCCGTTGCACTCGATGCAGACGAACCGCCTGAAATCGAGATCGCGGACGGGCAGACGGTTTACTGCCGCGTCACGACCACGGCAAAGGGCATCATCGAGGAAGCGCCGACAATCGAAGCTGCAACGACGCCCGAAGCAGGCGTTCATTTCCAGCCGCCGAATCAAGAGACGGAAGGCGATCTGTATTTCCCGCTTTGCAACATCACCATCGAGGGCGACCCCGAGGTTGTCACGCTCGAGCAGATCCAGCAGGGCGGGCCGATTGACGTTGTGCCGAACCTGCCGGAACTCAAGAACGTCGGAGCGGAGCGCGAGGTTTTCAAGGGGCGGGAATCGGCAGGCGATACCTATGATTTCCGCACGCTGAAGCAATTCGACGGTGGGGCCGCCGCCCAGCCGATCATCAAGCCCGAGCCAGCAGACCCCGGCGAAGCAGGCGAGCTGGAGGTAATCGAGTTCAAATACATCACCGAGCGAGGCACGGACCCTCAGGTTCGGATTGTCGATGTTGCCAGCGGGGAAGGCATCCGCATTCAAGGCAACGGGGAAGACCTTGACTATTTTGACCCGTTTGGCGGGCAGATCAACTTTGTGGACGGCCTCGTTACCAACGTCACGTCGAGCGACGTTGAAGGCAAAAACCTAGACCTTACCATTGAGAATCTTGAATACGCTGGAGGCGAAATCATCGGATCGCCAGCGTTTGCGGCAACCTTATATTTCAGAGGTGGCATTTACATTGGAATGGTTGACCCAGAAGACGCACCAGCCCAACTCGACGAAGCGACAGTGACGCGGATGGTTGAGGGCGCTTAACCCTTTGGAGGCTGACACCTGATTCCCCGCTTGCCATCATAACCAATTTACAATAGACGAAAGCCATGCCGATCACGCCAAATTCAGCACGGGCCTACTACGGCTTGCAGGCCACTGCGGAGCCGACGAGCGAGGGAACGACGGGGACCGTTGTTATCGGTGACGCATCGACCGTAACGACACTGAACGGGTCCACTAATGCCATCGTGCTAGCCGTTGAACTTGATTCGACGCATACAGTGGTGATTGACGGGGAAACCCTGATTCCAACGATCACGGGCGCTGGTGTCGCTCAGGTTGAAACCGCCACGGCAGTAGGGACGATTACCGCGACCGGCAATGCCACTG